GGTCTGCGACTCCCGGGCCTTGTAAACGTGAAAATCAAAAAAACAGGTTGACAAACTGACAAAAAAGGAGGTGGCCGAAGGTATGCCAAATGAGAAGGATTCGCGCGCGCGCGTAACAGAAGAAGAAAAGTTTATTTTCAGCACGGCAGACACCTGTGATTTCTTTCAGATATCCCGCGAAACTTTGTCAAGCTGGCAGAAAAAAGGCGCGCCACAGGCAGCACGGGGGAAATGGAATATAAAAGCCCTCATGGAATGGCGGTACACAGGGAAGAATGCCGAAAGTGCGGAAACCCGCAAACTGCGGGCGGAGGCCGATTTGAAGGAGGCTAAGGCGGCCCAGGAAAAAATAAAATTGGGCGTCACCAAGAACGAATATGTTCCTGCGGCAGTCATTCAGAACGAATTGGCCCGCTTGCTGGGGAACTTGAAAAAATCATTGATAGCTACGGGGCATAATGTGGCGTCAGATTTGGCGGGAATTGATGCGGAGGTTGTTACAATCGCGAAAAATGCGGTTGACAAACGTGTCAATGATGCCTTGCTAGAACTGTCAGAAGGGAGACTTTATCGTGGCCGGGCGAAAAAGAAAACAGCGAAATGAGCTGAATTATCCGGATTGGATTATGAACGCGCTGGCGGTGCTGAAACCGCCGGAAAAACTGACGGTTTCGCAGTGGGCAGATAAGTACCGCATACTGTCAGAGCTGGATTCAGCCGCGCCAGGTCATTGGCGAACTAGTAAGACACCGTACCTCAAGAAAGTCATGGACACATTCAATGACGATTTTGTGCATGATATTACATTCTGCGCTGGCACTCAGCTGGGCAAGACCAGCGCAGAACAAAACATGATAGGTTATGCCATAGCGCAAGATCCTGGCCCCATGATGATTGTCTACCCGTCGGAAAAACTGGCGAAATTCACCAGTGAAAAACGTCTGCAGCCGCTCATCCGGCTCAGCCCTGACCTGTGCCAGCACTTCAAGGAGCGGGAAAGCAAGGATTTGGAGCTGGCTTTCGACACAATGTATATCGCATTGACGGGGGCAAACAGCCCGTCTGACCTGTCAAGCCGTCCGGTGCGCTATGTATTTTTCGATGAAATTGACAAATTTCCGAAATGGTCGGGAGCGGAAGCCGGGCCGCTGGATCTGGCCGCAGAACGTACCAAGACATTTTATAACTACAAGATTGTCAAAGTGTCCACGCCTACACTGAAGACGGGCAATATTTGGCAAGGTTGGGAAAACGCGGACGTGCAGTATAAGTATTTTGTGCCATGCCCTCACTGCGGGGAGCTGCAGGAACTGGAATTCAAGCAAATCAAATGGCCGGAAGATGCTGGCGAAGCCGAAGCGCGGGCGGCGGCATACTATGAGTGCCGATATTGCCATGAAATCATTGACGATAGGTATAAGCCGCAAATGCTGCGGGAAGGCGAGTGGCGCGGGGATAAAACCTGCAAGGGCCATGCTCATAAAGTGGCGTTTCACCTGAACAGCATATATTCCCCATGGTTGACATTCGGAGATGTGGCAGCAAAATTCGTGGCCAGTAAGAATGATCCGCCCTTGCTCATGAACTTTATCAATTCGTGGCTGGCGGAACCATGGGTAGATAAGTCGAGCCGCCTACAGTCGGACGTGGTTATGGAAAAGCAACTGCCATATGAGAGAGGCACGATGCCAGCTCAGGCGCAATTATTGACCGTAGGGATTGACGTGCAGTTAGATCACTTTTGGTTTGCTATTCGGGCATGGGGGCCACATCTTACCAGCTGGCTGGTGGATTACGGCCGGCTGGAAACGTGGGCAGATATTGAAGTGATGCTAGACCGCAATTACCCGGATACCAATGGAGAGATTCACAACATCAATCTTGCCTGCATGGATAGTGGCTACAACACGGATGAGGTCTTTGCATTCTGCGCCCATCATTTAGGACTGGTAGTGCCAACTAAGGGTGCAAGTAATCCGCTGAAATCCCGCTATCAGGTGAGCGTCATTGATAAAGCTGTCGGCTTTGGCCTGCGCCAGTATCTCATGGACACAAACCAGCTCAAGAATTTCATTGCATCCCGCATGAGTATAGATCCCGGGGCGGCAGGAAGTTGGAATGTATACCGCAATATTGACCGAGAATACTGCGACCAAATCTGCAGTGAGCAGAAAGTGGAACATAAGGACAAAAAAGGCCGTGTAACCGTAGGCTGGGAGAAAATCAGCAGCCACGCGGCGAACCACTTACTGGACTGCGAGACAAATAACGCCCTTGCCGCCGAAATCATAGGTGTACGCTACCTCATGGAGCCGGAAGAGGGGCAAAATCCGCAACCGGATGCGGAAAGCGAAGAGCAGAGCGGTGATGATTGGCTGGGCGTAGGGAATAACTGGCTGTAAGCAGCATTTTTCGAAAAATAGTTTGACAACTCCATCCACCGAGTGATAATATTTAGGCCATAGGAGTGTACCTAACGGCCATTCGCAGAAATGCGGGTGGCCTTTTCTAGTGCAATTTTTTAGGCAGGAAAGGAGAAAGACGAAAATGAATGAGTTGGTAAATGTTGTTAATAACCAAGTGGTCACGGATTCTCGTAAGGTTGCAGAAGTATTCGAGAAGGAACACAAGAATGTCATTCAGTCAATCGAAAATATCAAAGCTGAAAATTCAGCTTTGACTACCATGTTTTTCGAAAGCACTTATACGGCAGGTACGGGTAAGGCGTACAAGATGTTTTACATAAACCGTGATGGCCTTTCTCTTTTGGTGATGGGTTTTACTGGCAAGAAAGCTATGGAGTGGAAGCTGAAATACATAGAGGCATTCAATGCGATGGAAAAGGCATTGATGGAACGCAATAGGCCATCTTATCAGATAGCTGATCCCATAGCCCGCGCCCAGGCGTGGATTGAAGAAGAGAAAAAGCGGCAGCTGCTGGAAGCTCAGAACAAGGAAATGAAGCCTAAAGCCTTGTTTGCCGATGCGGTCAGTTCGTCTCATACATCTATCCTGATTCGTGACCTTGCCAAACTGATAAAGCAGAACGGCGTGGACATTGGCCAAAACCGCCTGTATTCGTGGTTGCGGGAACATGGGTATTTGGTAAAATCCGGCAGCGACAAGAATATGCCCACCCAAAAGGCAATGAACATGAAGCTGTTCGAGGTCAAAGAGGGCAACTACATTGATGGTGGCGGGCGGAACTGCATCACCCGCACAACTAAAGTCACCGGAAAAGGGCAGGTATATTTCGTCAATAAACTGCTGGGACAGGAAAAGCAAAATAAAATTGTTTGACAACTCCATACACCAAGTGATATTATTAGGGCATAGAAGTGTATCTAACGGCCACCTGCAGAAATGTGGGCGGCCTTTTTGATTGCAAATTGAATAAAACAGTTTGACAGATTCTCATTACCTGTGCTACTATTAACGCATAGGAGTGTACCTAACGGCCATTCGCAGAAATGCGGGTGGCCTTTTCTAGTGCAAATTTTTAGGGAGGAGGTGACCAATTTGGAAGAACTGGAAATCCTGAAAACACAGCTGAGCAACGTGCGGGCGGCTATCCTAGCCATTGAGACCGGCGCGCAGGAATATCAGATAGCAAACAGACGGCTGAGTAAAGCTGACCTGGCTACCCTCTACGCGCGAGAAAGTAACCTCAAAACACAAATTGCCCAGTTGTCCGGCAACGACCTGTACTTTGCCGAATTGGGGCGCTTATGATCAAAATCATAGAGAAAGCTATAGCTGCCATATCCCCGCAATGGGCGTGTGAGAGGGCTTTTTATGCGGAAAACCTGCGGGCTTATGAAGCCGGGGAGGTCAACCGCTTCAACGATGGCTGGTTACCGGTGAATACCGACACGGAAAACACCGATAAAACCCAGCGGGATCTAATCAAGGCCCGCGCCAGGTATCTGGAAGACAACAGCGATATAGCTGGGGCCGCGATTGGCGGCATTGTCCGCAATGTGGTGGGGACGGGGATAAAACCCCAAGCCCGTACCGGAAATGATGAATTAAATAAGCAGATTGAAAACCTGTGGCAGGAATGGACACGGGCGGATAATTGTGATGTGACGGGCCAGCAGACCTTTGAGGAACTGCAGGCCCTTTTATTACGCCGCAAAATCGTGGACGGGGAAATTTTGATTAAGAAAACCGTCAGCAAGAAGGGGAAATTCCCCTTGAAACTTCAGGTTATCAAGTCGGATTTGCTCAGCCAGTACATGATAACAGCACCGAAAACGGGCAATGTTATCCGTTCCGGCGTGGAGCTGGATGACCATTTGAAACCATTGGCCTACTGGATTGACAAGAAAAGCCCTGATGGCTTTATCCAGTATGATCCGGACAGGATTCCGGCAAGGGAAATCATCCATCTTTGGACGAGGAAGCAGCCTGACCAAATCCGTGGCATTTCCGACCTGGCACCCATAATCAAACGGCTTAAAGATACACAGGACTATCTGGATGCGGAAACCATAGCGGCCCGCATTGCAGCGTGTTTTTCTGTGTTCATCACGACAAGCACGGGCACACCGGGAACGGTGGGCAGGATAGGCAATAACAGGGATCCGGAAGGGAAGAAACTGCAGTCTATCCGGCCCGGTATGATTAAATATCTTGCCCCTGGCGAAGAGGTGCAGACGGCAAATCCGTCCCGAGGAATGGCCAACGCGCGGGATTATATCAGCATTCAGGAACGATTGGCTGGCGCAGGTTTGGGCCTATCATACGAGCTTATGAGTCGTGATTTCAATAAGGCGAGCTTTTCCAGCGCAAGGCAGGGAATGCTTGAAGACCGCAAAACCTTTGAGCCTATGCAAAACTACCTTGCAGCGCACCTTTGCGCGCCGATTTATCGGGAATGGATGGACTTGTGCGTGATGGCTGGCCTGTTAAATATCCCGGATTACGCTCAGAATCGTGAGAAATACCAGCAATGCGAATGGGTAACACCGGGCTGGGCGTGGATTGATCCGTCCAAAGAAGTACAGGCCGATATCAACGCCCTGCAGAACGCAGGTAAAACCCTGTCACAATGGTGCGCAGAGCGTGGCTATGACTGGCGGGAACAGCTGGAACAGATGGCTTTGGAGAAGCAGACTGCCGAATCCATGGGCCTTAAGCTGGCTATCCATACGCCAATCACGGTACAGGCTGCGCAAAGCAACCATGTGGATAATGAAAATGATGATGATGGAGGAAAAGAAAATGACAATGAAGCCGAAGAGCAGGAATGAACCGCAGAGCCGTGACCTTTTCGGAACGCTATCCCTGCGGGAGGCCGAAGAGGGCGACGAAGACAGCCGCACAGTAGAGCTGTCCCTTTCCAGCGAAGAACCTTATGCCCGTTGGTTTGGTACAGAGATCCTGAGCCACAATGAAGATGCCATTGATTTGACACGACTGCAGGAATTGGGGGTAATGCTTTACAACCATGATCGTGATGCTGTCATTGGCAAAATTCTTTCGGTGGAGCTGGATCAGAGCGAACGCAAACTGCGGGCGGTGGTTCAGTTTGATGAGGATGAGGAAAGCGAAAAAATCTATCAGAAAGTCAAGAGCGGCACGCTCAAAGGTGTGTCGGTCGGCTATATGGTGAATGTGTGGGAAGATGTGGCAGAAGGTGCCATGAGTACCGACGGGCGGTTTGCTGGCCCTTGTTCCGTGGCTACCCGTTGGACACCCTACGAACTGTCAATTGTGTCTATTCCTGCCGATACGACGGTGGGTGTAGGCCGCAGTATGGAAAATACAGAGTTACAGAATGGAGATGTAAAGATGAAAGACAATCAGATTACGCCTACGGCGACGGAAGAAACTCAGACGCCGCCGGTAAACGAAAATGAAGCCCGTGAGGCTGGCATGATGGCAGAACGCCAGCGTGTACAGGAGATTGGTGCTCTTTGTCGCCAGTTCGGCATTGATGGCAAGGAATTCATTGAGAAAGGCATGAGCGTGGAAGCTGCGCGGGCGGCTGTTCTTGACCAGCTGGCCAACGAACGCACGGCGCAGACCGTAACCGTGGCAGTGGACGAAATGGATAAGTTCCGCGCCGCCGCTGCCGACGGTTTGGCCATGCGTGCCGGTCTGCATATTGAAAAACCTGCTGCCGGTGCCGGGGATTTCCGTGGCAAGCGTATGCTGCGCCTTGCTGCTGAGTGTATCGAGCGCGAAAAGAACACCAACACCCGCAATATGACGGATGAACAGCTTGTACGTGAGGCATTGACTGGCACGGGTGCTTTCCCGGGTATCCTTTCCAACGTGGCCAATAAGTCTATGGCTCAGGCATATCAGACGGCCCCCACGACGTACCAGCTTTGGACGGGCAAGGGAAGCAATACCGACTTTAAGGCTGCCACCCGTTACCGTCTGAGCGAAGCTGATGAACTGGAAAAGGTCAACGAAAACGGCGAATTTAAGCACGGCGAATTGACGGAAACCGCTGTAACTGCTACCGTGGCCACCTACGGCAAGACCTTCTCACTCACCCGTCAGGCTATTATCAACGACGATATGGGCGCACTGAAAACCCTGCCCTCTATCTACGGCGCGGCTTGCCGTCGCATGATTAACAAGATGGTTTATGCCGTCCTGGCCGATAACCCCACCATTGAAGGTGCTGCCCTCTTCCATGCAAGTCATGGTAACTTGCAGACTCAGGCCCTCACGGTAGCCGGTTTGGGCAAAATCAAGGCGGCTATGGCCAAGCAGAAAAACATTGGCGGCAAGGAGTTCTTGAACATTCAGCCGGCTTACCTGATTGTACCGGTGGATTTGGAAGTGGAAGCGGCCCAGCTTATCAATTCCGTAGTGGATCCGTCGAAAAACAACGCCGCAATTAACCCCTTTGCCAACAAGCTGAGTGTGGTTGCTGATCCGGAACTGTCCGCAAGCAATGTGTTCTACATGGCAGCAGCCCCGGGTATTGTGCCCACGATCGAAGTAACCAGTTTGAACGGCAATGAAACGCCGACGATGGAAAGCGCGGTACAGTTCGACACGCTGGGGATCAAGTGGCGTATTTACCATGATGTGGGCGTGAACCTGCTTGATTTCCGTGGTATTCAGAAGAGCACGATTTCTTGATGGGAGGTATAGAACATGGCTAAAGCGACTTTTGTCCAGAAAGGCGACAATATCGACTACACTGCCGCCGCTGATATCGGTTATATGGATGTGGTGGTGCTGACCGACCGTATCGGCGTGGCGCTGGAAAATATTGCCAATGGTGCCACGGGCACGGTGACGCTGACGGGCGTCTTTGATTTCCCGGCAGCTACTGGAAGCGGCAAGGCGCTGACTGTTGGCGAGAAGGTCTATTGGGACGCAACCAATAGCGTAATTACGCCTACGGCTACGGATAATACATTTGCTGGTTATGCCGTAGCCGCCAAAGCTGCCGCTGGTACGACGGCCCGCGTAAGGATTGGCTAATATGGGCATCAAGGATATGGTGGCGGCAGATATTTCCGCCGTCTTCCTTAACCCAGATGAGTTCGGTGAAACGCAT